GGTCCTATGGGCGTATACGTCACATTTAGAAGAGAGGGTACAACCTCAATTCGAAGTGTTTTGGAACAAGACCGTGTTAGACTCGGTTTTAAAGCGGGGGCTTTGTGGCCATTCCTAGAGAATGGACTCGATAATCTGGACTTCTATACATATGAAAAGTATGCATATCAAGTTATTTCCGACTTCAGATATCGAGCAGAAGTACCACGAAGTACGAGCTTAGCAATGTTGCAAAGTACATTGTTAAGACTTTTAGGGACAGACGCGGTTATGAAAAGAGCGGAAGCTTATCCAAGCGCAGCAAAGACTCGAGCGTTGATCGTTAAAGCAACATTCGGATTTTTGTGCAAATTGTTCAATGAACGAATGGCAGAACTAGGAGACTTACCACAGTTGGAGGAGTTGCATCTTTCACCTTGGTGGAGTCAAGTAGCACATGCTGTGAGCAGTCGAGCCACTATAATTACGTCTACGGCGGTAGCGGTTATAGGGGCCTTTAGGGTACTTCAAGTACTGCGACCAGCCACTGTAGGCTTTAGCCTATTGAGTAGTTCATTTGGACGTTTCCCGGCCTATTTTTATAGTGTATTCGGTGCGCCAGTTCTCGAAGATCTCATCTTCTCCAAAATTTGTGAATATGTACCCCCCTACGCATCCATGATCATTATGGCTCTGTGTGATGGTATATCTAATATGAGTGTAACAAGTTTTGTGATTAGTTTCTTAATTTATTATGCCAAACTTTGGTTGTTAAGTAGAGGAGTTAATCATGATGAGGTCGATCGACTGATTCTCGGCTTACATACAAGCGTGAATCTATTTTGTTTCTCAGTGGGTTTTTTCGAAAATCTCTGGTATATACACCCCATGTTGGCAGTATGGTGCTATTTAATAGCATTAATGTTTATAACATGTGCGGCTTTTTTGGTAATCTGGTATATGTTAGAGAGAAGGGAAATTCCGAATAATATACACGTCTGGACTGTCCCATATGACAAGACAGGTTGGTATATTGATCTGGCAAACAAAAGAGCGAGGGATAGGGAATATCATGTTGTCGAAGTAACAGTACCCCAGAAGGTCAATATTAATGGTACCGAAACGTATACGGATCAAGTATTACTACGTGACTCTAGGGTGATTATGGATTCAGCTACACGCGAGTTTGTAGATATTAGGATCAATAGAATGGAAAGGATGGAAGATGCTATGAGTGCAAGAAAGGTGGAATACATATGTAAGATACCTGGAATGCAACCGTTTAAACCGCCCCCAAAGACTATGGATGCTTATGCCTATGCTATAACCAAGCGAATACTGAGCCAGACACCACCCGAAAAGGTAGTCTTAAAATCAGGCTTTAATAGCTTTCTTTTAAGCAGAATACGATCAAGTTATATGGAAGAACCGATCACAGTAGCAACGGAAGATAATGTAGATGCTTTGTTTCAAGAAGTTATCTCGAAGTTGCCTCCAGGAAGGAAAGCTGATTATAATTCCTGGTGGAAGACACTCGAGAGCCCGACTAGGACTCAACAAGTGGACTTCATGAATGGTCAACATTGGGACCCCAGCATGTGTATGCGAGTTCTAATGTTGAAGTTGGACGAAGGTCAAGAAGAATGTAAACCTCGTTGTTTAATTAACGCCCATGTTTCTCTTAGTATATTCTACAAACGGCATTTCGATCAAATCCATGGAGGTTTGAAAAAGGAAGCGGTAGAACATATGAGAGGAAAGAAAGGTGAGAAGTTACGCACGTTTACAATTTTCGCAGCCGGACTTACACATCATTCATTGTGTGCTCAAGTAGATGAAGCTATTAATAAAGAATGGATAGGGGAAAGAATTCGTATTGTCATTTGTGTAGCGGGTGATGATACTTGGTTATGTATCTTAGAGAGAGATATGAAAGACCAGATAGACACATGGTATTATGAGACAGATGCGACCAGTTTTGATGCATCACAAGGACGAACTCTTTTAGAGGAGGAAATCGGTTTATATGAATCTGCGGGCGTGCCTGTGGAGTTCTTGAGAAAAGCCACCTTCAATAAAATAAGTGTCACTGTAGATAGGCATAGTAAAATCAACTGCCCGATTAATTTCGAGTTGGATGTTACAGGTCGCTCCACCGGTTTTCCAAATACATCGTTAGGCAACTCTATCGTAGAAGCTTTAATTGTACACGAATGTATTTTGGAAGTCTATAAGGTTTGGTGTTCAGGGAAACGGTTATTCAGAGAAGTATTGGATGAGACAGAAATTTACCTCAATCGAGCTAAGGAAATGGGTATAACCTTCAAAAAGTTGTATTCAGGACCTGTGATCGAACGAGCGTCATTTTTACGAGGATTCTTTTATTATTCAGACTCAGAAGAACTTAGATGGGCTCCCGCTATCGGGAGACTAGCTAAATTATCGAAAGTCCTAGCTGAATTAAGCGTACTGTACCCGAAAATCAAAACTACCGAGGCTTTGCATAAACAGTATTTATATGATGTGTTCTACGGGTTGCGAACTTATGATTGGCCCGAATGTATGGTTTGGACTCAGAAGATGAATGATCCGCCGGTTAATAAATTAGTATCTCAAGGATTAGAGAGGAACCCCAGCTCTTTAATCAGTGATGAAAATGCCGGTCAAGCGTACTCATTAGAAGTATTGCAGCGACGATATGCCGACTTAGATTTGGTGGACGAGAATGGATTGAATTCGTTTGAAACCCCATTTATGAGTGAATGTTCATTGGAAGAGGTCAAAGAAGTACTGAACTTGTTCTATAGATATGATTATCGTTAAGGCGTCTCCGACTCGGGAAGTCGAAAAACTACCCCGGTGGTTACGAAATAACTGGGGGATTGAAAATTTAATATCTACATGTCACGCAAGAACAATAGAGAGATGTTAAATGCTAAATCACAAGCACAAATGGATAAAATACTTGCTGCTGAAACCACTACCGTTAGGATGAACTATTTGAAAACTGCTCTGTATCCTGATGAGTTTGGTTCCCGCATGCCTGATGAACTGACGCAAGCGACCAATTTATACCGTTCCTTAAGAGAGTTCACTCTTGTTGCGAATATGGACGGCACTGTCAATGCAGGTAAATTTAGCTTTGCAGTGAAACCTATTATAGGAGATACTTCGTCACCTAGTTCATTTCAAGTAGGAATTGTTGATAACTCAAGTGGGTGGCCCACTGAGTTCACAAGTTCCTCCGCGTATGTAAAAGATAACTTGTATTCGGATCCGAGAGTCGACCCGTTGATTAATCAGTTGACAGGACCTCCCTTAGGTTCGTATTCCCAGTATACTAACTTCGGCGCTTCACTTCCGGCTATTCCTAATGTTATAGACGGGCAGTGTTTCACAGTCGATAACGTCAAGAGCGAAAACTTGATAGTCACTCAATTACCAGTCCAAGATGCACCCATAACTGTTGGACCCTTTGCAGGAAAATCGTTTCAGAACTGCATCGGTTTCTCAGTTCCTCCAGGAGTCTATAGATTTCACCCTTTCGTGTATGTCTTAGGTTCCTTGACGAACACCAACACCCCTGGGCTATTCTTAGGTTTTATTAACAGTAAAACACAAGAATTAACTGGATATATCGAGATATATCCTGGAACCACAGTTCAATACGGTATTGGGCAAAGTAATATAGATATTGTCACTGAATGGTCAGGCAATGTTTATTCGACTTCACAAAGTTTGTTTGAAGACGTCTTATGGGATATTAATGTACCTGTTGACACCACCATGTTCTTAGGGCTCGACGTGAATAACGTCGGGTACGCAAATTTACGAACTGGTATGTCATTATGTGCAACAGTATCTCCTAAGTTCCCTCTAATATCAAATTATGGAACTGTTGTAAAACTTAGACCTGTAGCTCTCGCAGCCTTGGTCACCTGTACTCTTCCGGATTTAACAGCTGGAGGAAATATAGTTGGATACTCGGCTCCTAGCGGAGATATCGACGCTTATTATTACAACACTAGCTCTATAGTTGGCCCTTATCAAGATTGGGCTAATTTGGCACGAAACAATAAAGGTCTGAACACCCATGATGGTAACTTTAAAGATGGTACTTATGTGTGGTCTCAGCCTTGGGATAAGAATGACACTCTTTTACGGACCCCCGTAGAATCGATTGCCTACCCTTACCAAGGAATAATTGTTTCTGGTCAAGTTAATCCTACAGTTCAACTTTCAGGTTTGGTTGAGATTGGTCGTATTCGTATTGTTGTAATTTATGAATACATCACTGATTCAAGACTATTCTTGGGAGAGAGCTGTTTTGGTAGTACGGCAGATTTAGATTGGGTATTGGCTTACCTTGGAACACAGCAACATGCGATGGAAAACCCAGAACATCCTAATAAACTAGCAGCTATGGTTAAAAGAGCTGCTGGTTGGGTTACTCGTGCTGTTCCGCATGTTCAGTCAGGGCTGAAGATGGCAAGTGGGATCGCGTCTCTATTTATTTAATAGATAAATAGGGGTGCGGTCCCTTGGCGCATTTAGATGGTTTACGCCGACAACAACCATCAGGTTATCTGCTATATACGGGGCATTTTGATAGGTTACCCCAAAAAACAACTATCCGGTCGAGTAACGAGTATGTTGACTTACAACTGTAGGGACATATTAACTGATAGAATCTGTAGAGATGTGTATGAGTCACGAATGATGGATTATAGTTTTGACTATATGAGTTAAAGTGGAAGTGATAGTACTATTGGCGTGTCGGCTGAAGGGGAGTCAATGACTACCCCTGGGGCGTTTTCGGTTTGTTTACCCCAAGAAATAAAAAATCCTGTAAAGCAGCTTTTCCCCCAGTTTGGAAGTGTCCTGATAACAAAACTTTCTGACGTCACTATATGTGGAACTGGCTATATGCTGGGCACCGATGCTAATAAGAAAC